AATATTAAAATATTTCATTATTAAACGCATTCTTAGGCACTTCGTTGGAAAAACAGAAGAATGCTTAAGTACATATATATATTTAAATAAGTGGAACATGTGGAACAAATTGTAGTTTTTCCTAAACCTTTTGGAAAAATCTTTCGGATAAGTTTACCAGAGTCAGGGGCAAGCCCCTGATTCAAGAGGTACACATATCGGAATAATTAACTATCTGTGAAACGAGCTTTCACGGTATAATTGAAATTTGGAAAATTAGTACCCGTGACGGATACATTCGCAAAGAACAATATAGACATATTGAAATCACTTGGAACAGTTGAAGCGGGGTCTTGATAATGTATAACACGACCACTCTTAGGAAGTTTCATCTTAAAATGAATTCTCTTATCTTTCTCACGAGTAAGGGTGAATTTATAATCACCATAAACTCTGTATCGTTTTGAAGCATTAGCGGAGTTTTTGTATGGAGATACTAAACTGGATGCTCCAGATGTAGGATTTTGTAAAACATCATTAGCAGTAAGTAATCCATCATCCGTTAGATTATCTGCTAAAATAATTCTACATGGTATTTGTGATAATGGAAAGGCAGGCGTCCCATCAGGGGTTTTTGGAAGGTCTATATAAGCTTCCATACTCCAATGTCGCAAATTTATCTCATTTCCTATACGCAATCTTCCTATACCAGACATATTACTTTCGGCTTCTACACCTTGTCCGGTGTTAGGAGCAAGACCTTGAAGACCAGCCCAAGTATCATTCATTTGACTGGTTCCATTAAAATAACAGACTTTATATTCTGTATTTTTATCATCAGCTTTTTGTTTGGTTTCAAGAATAGAAACACGTTTGGCTAAACCGTTAGAACGGCGTTTTTTGTAATGCTTTTTTCCAGGCATTTATAATATATGTTTAGAAAATATATTTAACGAGTAGAGCTCGCTATTTTCTCAGGCAGAGGGGAACCCCAACATTTAATTTGTTGTTCCTGTCGCTCTCAATAGATTGAGAGAGCGAAGCAAAAAAATGAAAGGCAGGGGCTAAATGTGCCCTCATTTGTGCGGGACAAGTTCGTATTTTTCATTTATTTTCCAGATGTTCCATCTATCTATACTCATGAGATTGAGTGCAGGTAAGGTGTTTGTAAAAACAAATATACGTGGTCTGCTAAATCGGATTTTTTTAGCAGTGTACCTTTTATCATAGGCAACACCATTTTTTATAACTTCTATACCAGAATAGAAATCTCCTAAACGGTCTTTTTTCATACCTCTCGGCATGTCTATCACATAACATTTTTTTATTGGACGAGTACAAACCCAAGCAAAAATATCATCCATTAAGCGATAAGGTGGGACTTCTTCAACAAGACCACCGTATTCTAAGCTTTCACATAGTAAGGACTTACCACAATTACCTGTGGTGTCCCATATTAAATCTATTGTTCTCATATCAAAGATACTACACATTCGGCGTAAATCCTTTTGAAAGGGTCTCTCCTCTTGCTCGTTATACCATGCAAGTTGTTCGGTCAAAACCTTTACTTCGTCTTTATCAGTCCAGGGACCTTCTACTTTTGTATCTTCTTTCATCATATAGAAAGCATCACCATTTATATATTCACTACCTACGGTCGGTTGAAAATAATTTGGAGGAGTAACGAATAGGCTTAATGCCTTGGTTCTTCTCCTCTTTTTTATTAGTCGCAATCGTCCCTGGTAATGTAAATAACCAGTATCTCCTTTCTCCTTTTGAAACACATAACTTTTACACAGTCCTTTCAGAAATCCCTTAATATCTTCAGGTGTGTAATCGTCAGCGTTGTATCTAAAATCGTATCCTGTAATAGGATTACTCATATTGTTATAATAATACTAAATATTAAAATATTTCATTATTAAACGCATTCTTAGGCACTTCGTTGGAAAAACAGAAGAATGCTTAAGTACATATATATATTTAAATAAGTGGAACATGTGGAACAAATTGTAGTTTTTCCTAAACCTTTTGGAAAAATCTTT